CACACACATCTCGACCGACGGTCCTTGGATATTTAATTCGGAATATCCAAACCTAGGTGGAAGGTGTTTCCTCACCAGGGAAGGGTTGCTTTTTGACGGACTTCGGCTGGGCCGAAGGACGATGAGAAGACAATCCAGGAGTAGTATAAGAGTGCAGATCCTCGAAGCCGGAGAATATTGTTAATATTCTGGCGAAACGCTCAGCGTCTCGCACCCGGTCAAGGGACACTGTATCCTCGAATGCGGCAAAATCCATAGTTAAATACTTAGGTATATGTGGAATAGACTCCGAGGCCTCGTAAAGAGTTATTACTAACTCTTGCAAGGTCTTACCTGTCCCAATTTCAATCATGTGGGGCTGCACATCAGGAAGTTTCAGAATTATCTGGAATTTCTTGAGGTCTCGTCTGTACTTTTCAGTCCAGCGAGTCAGGCTATTTTTGACCTGATCATGAAGTATAATCTTCGTGAGTGCAGCTCCTTCGGGTGACAAGGTCATTTCTGACCATGATTGAAAGCCCTCCAGCTGTTCTCGAGCTTCTAAAAACTCGAGATAGACTTTGTCTACAGCTGTCGATAGAATTTTAACTATCGAGTCCCAATGATGCCACTCGTTAATCAACGAGTGGGTGGCTTCTAAAGGTTTCGTCCATATTAGTGCTCTTCGCAGGAATCCTGCCAAGAACATATTAATGGACACTCGTGGAAGAAGGGTACTAGCCGCTCGGCTAGAGCCTGGAACCAAGAGTACCGATAGAATCCATGCCACGATCGGGTGAGTAAGTCCCCGAGACAGGTCGTTTCTAACGACCGTCCAATAGCGTGGTCTCACACATAGTTTCACAAATGGGGCAACCCATTTTGTGCCACTAAGGTCGGCCCAGCCTCTTCGTGTAGCCCGTAGAGCCATCTCTACTCTCTGAGCCAGTGACGAGACACCCACAAACTCTTTAAGAGAAAGGGGTGATACATTAACAGTTCCCATGTATGACTGGTTCGCGAAGTTAAAGAACCCTTCGTCGGAGACGTAAGACTTCTTCAAGTTCACTTTTATACCGAGGCTAGAGCAGACCGCTATATAGCGAATTGCCACTTTCTCGTTGGCGATGACTAAGTCATCCCCGAGAATGAGATAATCCATAAACCATGTCGTAGTGTGCATCACACTGTGCAGATACACCTTATCTGACAGCATGGAAACATAACGAGCAGGGTTCCGAGGCAGTTCTAGTTCCTTCTGCTCTATAAATGAGCAGAACTGAACCAGAAAATGATGAATTATGGCCATTGCCGACCAAGAGCTTAGAGCTCCCATAGGTTGACCGGTACCGTAACGGACAAAGTCCGCGGCGGTAGCGGGCCCACGGGTTCCATTCTCTCTCACTTCAGAAGGAACTAAGAAGTTCCTACCAACAAGGATTTTTAGCCAGAGATCAGTGACTTGGTTCCCGAGGATTGGAACAAATAGAGCTCGGTAGAGTAATAACGGAATGAGATCCGTTGCCGATGACAAGTCTACAGACCATACGACTCGATGTCTTTTCTCCGAAAAGCGCTTTAAGGCGCCCTCCTGATCAAAGGTTGCATCGGTCGGGAGTAACTTTAATAAAGAAAACATCCAGTCATGTAGAGGTTTCAGGGCACAATGTGTCCAATAGTCAACAATGGCAACGATACGGACCTTTCCGGCCGGTTCAAACAGGGCATGAAGCCGACCGAGTAACCGGGTGAAGGAAATTCCTTCCTCCCAGTTTGTTCTTCCGGCACGTCGATCATAGCCGCCGATAAGGCTGGCATATTGATTGAATTGTTGGGTAAAAGAATAAGCCTTGGTTGGCTTTATGCTACTTGCAACGTACCGGAGAGTATCCGTAACTATCTCAAACCGTTTTGCAGTCTTGAAAAATAGCTGCCGAAGCCGTTTGTCACCAGTTAAAAGGAACCATTCTTTAATGTAGTTTGAGGAGATCCCGGTTTCGGGATGAGGGTTGTGCCAAATAAAGGCATCCCTCCCAGCTCCAAGGACTACATTAGGATGGTTTGGACCAGCCTTTGAGGAGCAAAATAGTTCCTTAACGGTTAGGTCGGGCTTCAAGTCAGCTCCTAAACTTTGTATCATCTTCCAGAAGACGGCGGTAAATAATCCCAAACCAATGAAATATTGGTTATAATTTAATGATGGGTGCGCCTGTAAAATAGTCTTCAAGGATTCAGATACACAAGGCCAAGACCCCTTCATGGCCTTGTATGAGTTTAATACACTTGTCCAAGTATGGATAAAGTGTATATTTCGTGTTCGGATTCCTTGCCGAACATGTAAAGGGAGGATCGAAGGTAATCCGTTGGTAATCTTAATAGATACTTTGGCGGGTGACTCCTTGATGGTTAGTTTCTTTCCACCAAGGAAGCTATTCACAATGAATAGGCACCCTTTAAGGTACTCTATGAGATAGGTTACCCCATTATGAGAATACAGGTCGAGGCATCGTGCACTGAACGTAGAACGTTCTGTCGTAACTACAGTGGATACAAGCTTCCCTCTACTCCACCAAGAC